AACAACAGGCGGTTTTGGTTCTGCGACAGGTGATGGTTGAGCTGCGTATGGATTGCCTTGCAGTCCCATAATCTCAGCTTGTGTTGCTCCTACCGTGTTACCAGTAGGTAAATCAATTCTAGACGCAGGCGTTGCGCCAGCCTCACCAAGTCGCCTACCAAATGATTGGAATTGCTCAATTTGACCACTTGCTTGACCATATCCCGGAACAGCCACGGCGCTAACTTGTCCATTAGGGCCGGGAATGTTTTGTATGCCGCCTTGAGAAGCATAAAAACTTGGCGAAGTTTGAAATGGCATAACCAAACCAGCACCGGGCGCAACCGTTGTAGGTGCAATGTAATTAGATTTAGCCACATTGCCTTGCATAGCAGCTCTGTATTGCGGTGAACCAACAGGGAAAAGTGACGAAACATTTTTCTGAAATTCTGTTGGTGTGCTGTGTGTGCTTAACGCCGTAGCATACGCTTGCGGGTTAATCATGTACTGCATCATTGCTGTTCTAGCGTCCATCCCAGCAGGAATAGGCATTGCTGGTGCTGTGCCTGATTGAACACCTGTCATACGAGCTGCGTTCGTGTTAGTTGGCCCAACATCGCCTTGCATTGCGCCACCAGTCAGCGCCATGTCTCGTGCTTGAGGTGCAGTCGTGCCGCCACCAACACCAAACATATTTTGAATTTGTTGATTTTGTGCAGCAGCAAGTTGTGATTGTCGTTCAGGAATCATATCTGAAGATTTGCGAGCAACATATGCTTTTAGCAATTGTCCAAGACCTTGAATTGGGCTTGGTGGCACATAATGACCAGACACCATTTGACCCTGTGGCTGCTCTTGCAACGCTTGTTGCATCAAAATATCTGCATAACGCTGATTTTGTGCAAGCTCGTATTGTTGACGAGTAACGTCTGGCCCCATCATTGCTTGCATGGGGTTCATTTGTGCGGTTGGGTTTATAACAGCCATGTCAAATCATCCCGTAATTGACGGTTTTAAAGCCTTGAGATTCACCAACAGCTTGTGGTGCAATCTTCTCAACTTCGTCAGCCATGTAGCCTAAATGTGTCGGGCCACCCCATACATAGTTGTATGAGTAAATATTGAGTCCGTTATCTGCAACACCAATTTGTTTGATGTTTGTTTTCAATCGTCGATCAGAAAATAACCCAGCAGCTCCACCGAATGTACCTGTTGGCGCTAACAACGCAGCGCCTCCTAACTGGAACAAACCTTGAGTTAATTGAGAATTAGCAGCGTTTTGTGCGTTTGCAGCGCCTAATTGACCTTGATACTGCGCTTGCGCTGCGTTAAATGTTGGCGAAGCTGCTACGTTGACAGGCTGATAACCTGAGAACTGTGGAAGCTGAATCTGTGAGCCACCCATAATTGCAGCAAGTTCTTGCAGTGGCTGACTACGCAATGCCAAATCTTGTGCAAGCTGTTGTTGCTGTGCAGTATTCTGAAACTGTGCTTTGTTAAGCGCTTGGTTGTATCCAAGGCTTTGACCCTGAATGCCTTGACCAAAATTTTGACCCATTGCTGAGTTATACAATCCAGCACCTGCCAATTGCGCTTGGTTTGCAAATGTTCCAAGTCCAAGTAATTCATTAACAGATTGTTGACGAGCTGCCATATCAAGGTTAATGCCTTGCAACGCAGCTTGGTTGTACAAATCGTTTTTGCTCATCTCACGATTGCGAAACGCTTTGTCGTAGGCTTCTGTTCCGGGTGCTAAACCTTGATTTGCAAGTTGCTGTCTAAACGAAACATCGCCAGCTTGCAAAGTAGGATTTAAACGCTGCAAAATCAATTCTTGAGCCGTAGTTCCTGCATTAATTGGCATTGCCGCAGCACCGCTTGTATCAATTGAATACTGTAACGGCACTTCTGTTCTTGCCATGTAATCAGCAGCGTCTGGCACGTCACCATACCCACTAAAATCTTTTCTGATTTCAGTCGATGTTGGTACAAATGGCGTTGACAACGTAGCTTGCACGTTATCCATTGCAGTGCCGCCAAGCTCTGCTAAACGCTGTTGTACACGTTGTTGTGCCTCTAGCGTTGCTTGTGCTGTTGGAGTCAACTGTTGTGTAACTGTTGGAGCGCCTACATTAGTCATAAACGCATTGCGATCAGGCGCTGCACCTCGTGACTTTAATGCCTTGTCATACGCTGCTTGGTCAAAATATGTGTAATCAGAACCTGAGTCACCAGAACCACCACCTGTTTGATAAAACTGACCTCGATCAACAGTGGGTGCTTTTTGATACTCTTGCAGTGCTTTGTTGTACCCAGCTTCGTCAAATGTAGGTGCGCCATAAGTAATGGTCTGCGTCCCAAACGGTGTAATCATGTTTGGGTTGCTCAGTCGTGAACTAGCCTCAGACGCTTTCAAATTCTCCTGTCCTTGCTGTTTTGCAAGAGCCATGTAATCTGGCACTGGTGGCGTACTAACCGACTTACCCATAACGAACCCCTAAAAATCGACAATTTTCTCTTGTCATTGTCAAAAATATAATGTCACCGTCTTGCGAACCATCAACGATTCTAGCTTCTTCGGTAAAACCCATATTTGTTACTAATTTTATACTTTTAACGTGATTAGATACCACTGGAACGATAATTTTCTTTACATTGCAAACATTGAATGGGTAATCAAAAATCGCTTTTAAATACGCTTTTGTTAGCCTTGCTTCAATCGCTATGTGACAGAAAATTGATGCTCGATTCCAATTCTCGTAAATCACGCCTGCAACGACTGCGCCATCTTTCTCAAGTCCGATAGCGCTACTCGTCTCAGAGTAAAACTTACCTGCAATTCGATCCGCAACCCAAGCGCCGATTTCAGCGCCTTGGACTATATTCCAGCCCATCCGGTTTGGTACACAATGTCGGTTGATGCCCACAAGATAGTCGTTCCTTGTGAAGCTGACTTAAATTGAGTAGACCCACAATACCCAATACCTGTGATGCCTTGCCAGTTGTTAGTGATAATGTTTTCTGTGCCCCAATACGAGTCATCCCAGAGCGCCGTGTCCCACAACCCAAAGTTGCTAGGCGAAAACGCTAGTGATGCAGTCGTGTCTTGTAAGTCAAAATCGACGTTCATGCCGATAAATATTGCTGGAACGCCATTTGTAAACAAACTAGGTCTAGCCCGTGTGAAATACTTTTTTACGCCACGAGATTCAAAATAGTTAAACGCTTGAAATGCGTTGCTGTTGATGTTTGCACCGTCATCAGCGTAAGTATCGTCCCAAGCGTGTGCAACATAGCCATTTGCACCGAAATATGGTTCGTTTTCAAATATTTCCCAACAATTAGCAGCCCAGCCAGTGAAGTTACACCACGCTTTTGTGATGTTGTTCATTACATATTGCTGTTGCTGACCTAATGCAGTGGGCACATTGACGCTCAAAGCGTTGTGCTTGGGGTCAAACATCATTTGCCAGCCAAACGTATCGCCATAAGCCTGTGTTGCAGCTTGAAATGCACCCTGAATCTTGTCAGACAACGCAATACGAGGGTCTAAGCGTGAGGACTGTAAGCTCGCAGCAAGTGGGTAGACACCGTTAAATGTCAAAATGACAATATCGCCGCCGTATTTAATCATGCAACGCTTGCCAACAGGCTTACCGACACGCCATACGCCAATTAGCGCCCATTTCGTAGTGTCGGATGGGTCAGTGCCTGCATAAACAATTACTTCGCCGTTAGACGTGATAAAAACTAAGTTATCGTCTACGCCATAACCTGCGTCAATTGTCCAAGTTCCAACAGATACAAGTTTGCCACCCAATTGAGCGACTGAACTCATGTCAATATAATTTGCTGCACCTGCAATGCTTAAAGTTGGCAAATACCATGCTTTTAGCGTGTCGTTTTGCGTGAACCAGACCTGATTTTTAAATGTCGTGATGTTGTTCAACGACTGAGGAGTAACGCCTGTAATCGCAGGGTTTGTCCATGTGCTACCGTTATAAACCAAAGGCAAATCTGAGCCGTTTACGGCGTATAAATAGCCGCCAGCAGGGGTTGTGACGTTGACATATTCCCACTTAGCGTTAGACAGCGCAGTGACAACTGGTGCGCCTACAGCACCCGATGAGGTCACATCATAAAACGCTGTTCCAGCCGCAGCAAATAGCTTGTTTGTTGTGCCTGACGAATAGCCTAAAACAGTCTGCACTTGACCGGGCAACCCTGTGGCGTGTTTTGTGTAACCGGGTCTAAGTACCACGTTATTCACAGACGGAAACAAATTGGTCAACTGGACAGCATCAAGCACATCCATGTTGGCAATTGAATCCCGCACGTTCCAGCCACCGATAGGCGAAGGAAGTGAAGCTACTTTTGCAGCAGTGCCTTGAACTAGCTGATTGATGCCTCTGCGTGTAGCCATGTTAGTTCGGGCCGTATCCGGTGTCAGGAATGTTGTCGTAGCCAATCAGCACTGTGCCCGGTCTTGGCGCAAACGACAGGTTTGCAGCGCTCATGTCCTGAGCCAATATCGTCTCTAGCTCTGTCATGTAATTGCGGTACATCGCTGTTGTATCAAAGCCCTTAGCCTCAAAATACTTCAGCTTTGTAGACAACACCATTAGGCGATCAGGATAGATACAGGTGTCAGAATCCGCTGTAAACGAGTTCTTTGCTGTACCGTCTGCCGCCTCTGCCCATGCTTGCGAGCGGTATTCGTAGCCTAGTAGCTCATTGGTTGAGACACCGGGCCATATCTGAAACGTGTTGCCCAACAAGCGCCACCGAATGCGAGGGCCAGTCGAAATATACCCAGAAAGCAGCCATTCCCATTGCTGTGCGTCGGTTGGGCCTAACATCTCCCAATGCTTTGACTTATCCCAATGGGTACGAGGAATTGTCGAATCATAGTCAGCAGGAAGCGGATACTTTACTTTCATAAAGCACAAGTCAGTGCCGACAAAGTTGCCCGTAGCTGGTTGATTGACTGTGACTTGCGTAGCTGAATCAACGCTTACGATATATGTAGCGTTCCCAAGCCCGTTTCCTGTTACCTGATACGTTGTATCAAATCCAGCGGTGCTTGGGATGTTCGTGATTGTGTAGGTATTAAGAGCGACATCGCCAGTTGTGTTGGTAAATGCCGTTGTGAATAAATGCTGCTTTGTGATTCTGCGCCAATCGCCTTTCTTTAGTAGCTCGTAGCCTGATGCGTTCATCAGAGCTAAGATTTGGATAACGTCCT